TGAGCATTGGGTTCTTCATGTGGCTGCTTATCTCCTCGCGCTCGTTTCGACGTTTGCGAGTGCGTGGTGGGCTGGCTTGGCGGTGATTAAGTTCGCTGAGTGGGGTGTGATGCAGAACGCTATTGGTTCTTGGACTTGGATGAGTGGTGTTATGATTGCAGTGATTGCGTTCTATTGGTTGATTTATGTTTTTGTGAGGCTCATCAATATCGCAGCAGCGAAGAAAGAGGGGAGGTTAGACGAGTGACCAGGGGACGAATGAAGTATATTCCAGCGGTGATTATTGACGAGCTGGAGGATCTCAAGATGGAGAAAGGTATGGAGAGCGACAGCGACGCTTTTAGGGAGATTGCTAATTATAGTCAGGTCGGTCGTGAGATTGAGCGGATTAAGAATTTTAAGTTCAATCATAAGCCGCGCGGTCGGCCAAAGAAAGGGGGTTTCTTGTTCTGATGGCTGCTTCTGATGTTGTCCTGATTGGGGTGCTTGTGTTTGCGGCTGCGATTGGTCTTTTCGCTATTTTCGCGGCGGTTGATCCTGTGATCACGTCAATGGAGCATAGCAAGATTAACGAGAGTAGCACGGCGGTGGACGTGTTGCAGGGAACTCGGGTTATGCTTGGCAAGCTTGATTATCTTGTGATGGGCGTTTTCATTGCGCTTATTCTTGGTTTGATTATCACGTCCTGGTTTATTGGTGGGAATCCGTTGTTCATGTTTGTGTATTTTATCGTGATTGTCTTGGCGGTGATCGTCGCGGCTATCTTGTCTAATGTGTGGGAGACGGTGAGCGGTGCGAGCGTGTTTGGGACGACGCTCGGGAGCTTCCCGTTGTCTAATCATATTATGTTATTGCTTCCTTATTATATTGGTGTGATTGGGTTTATTGGTATTGTGATTATGTTCGCGAAGCCTTATTTGTCGGAGGCTGGCTGATGAGGAGATTAGTTTTCCTTATTGGAATGGTGCTTTCTATGCTCTTGTTTTCTTCTTCGGTGGTTGCTCTTTCTGCAACTGGTGGAACAATTACAACAGAGGGTAATTATACTGTTCATACGTTTTCTAGTAGTGGTAATTTTGTCGTTACTGGTTCGGGGGTTGTTGATGTTCTCCTCGTTGCTGGTGGTGGTGGTGGTGGTTATGGTGCTGGTGGTGGTGCTGGTGGGTTGCTTTATGAGACTAACGAAACGGTAACTTCACAATCATACAGTATTGTCGTTGGTGCTGGTGGTGCTGGTGCTACATATGCAGGTATTACTGACGGAACAAATGGTAGTGCGTCTACTGGTTTAGGCTTTACAGCTGATGGTGGTGGTGCTGGCGGTGGACGAGCAGACGGTAACGATGGTGGTAGTGGTGGCGGTGGTGGAAACATCGGTACATGGGTTGGTGGTTCTGCTACAGTTGGACAAGGGTATGATGGCGGGGATGCCGCGAGTGGTGGCAGTCCTTACCCGAGTGGTGGTGGTGGTGGTGCTGGCGGTGCTGGTGGTAACGGTGCGGCTTCACAAAGCGGTAACGGTGGAGCAGGCGTGAATAACGCTATTAATGGTTCAACTGTTTGTTATGCGGGTGGTGGTAGTGGTTCGGCTACAACCCTCGGCGGTAATCGCGGAACAACTACTTGTGGTGGTGGTCTCGGACGACAAACAGCAGGGAACGGTGATGACGGAACAGACGGTTTAGGCGGTGGTGGCGGTGGCTTATGGAACGCGGCTGGAAGTATCGCAGGAAATGGAGGAGATGGTATAGTTATAATTAGATATTTGACGCCTACTGGTATTCCTTCGACGCCTTTATGGGTTGCTCCTACTCCTATTGATGGTGTGAAGGATAATATTCAGGTTACTTTAAACGCGACGTGTGACGCTAGTCAGCATTTTTATATATGGTTTGATGATGTTACTCCTCCTATCACTTCTGTTCTTTTAAATAGCTCAACAGGTTCTTATACGACGAATGTTTCTGTTGAGGATACTTATTATTATTCTGCTGCTTGTTATAATGTGTCTGCTGATGTGTTTAGTGTGAATTCGACGCCTCGTTCTTGGACGTATGACGTTCAGGCGCCTGCTATCTTGTTAAATGCTGATAATGGGTTTAATGATGCGAATAGAAGTGTTGTGGATCAGTTTGGTGATTGGCTTAATTTGAGTATGAATTTCACTGATGATAATGATTTGTTCGCGTGGAATATTACTATTAACGCGAGTAATGGGACTGTTATGTATAGCGATCAGAATAGTAGTCTTAATGGGACGAGTGAGTTGATGGTGCGTGACCTGAATGTGTCTTCATGGCTTGCTGGGTGGTTTGATGTGTCGGTGTGGGTGAGTGATTCGCATACTGCGAAGGAGATTAAGCCGTATGTGGTGACGGTGAAGAAGGATAAGAAGGGGATGGAGTTTAAGACGAAAGAAGGGAACCTGATCACATTGGAGACTGAGGAAGATGCCACATTGTCGGCGAAGAAGAAGAAGGATCGTTATGAGTGGGATGTGGATTTCTTGGATGGAAAGAGTAGTTCGCGTACGTTTCATCTTTGGAGTGATCGTCCTATTGTTTATCGGGAAGATAGTCCTTATAAAGCTCATTTTGTTGTGATGAATGGTCAGCAGGGTAATTGGGTTGATTTTGAAGGGGTGGCTGAAGTCCCGACGATTAAGAAGCTCAGTGATTATCATTACACGATTAATTTTAAGAAGTTGAAAACGGCAAAGTTCAAGAGTATCGGCGGTCTCAATACCTACACGAGAACCTGGAGTTGGTATCGAGGAACTGATGTTTATGACGCCGAACGTGCAACAGAAGGGGATTCGTTTGACATATGGTTCAATCTTACTTATGACCCGAGTTTCACGATTGACGCGAGTCTCTTGTGGAACGGTACGGCGCAGAATGTAACACAACAAAATGGTAGTAATTGGCGTTATTTTAGCGCTACCTTTACGAATCAGAGCCTCGGAACGTATTGGTATTATTGGACGATCAACGTGACGCAGGATGATGGGAATGTGAGTCAGTTCACAATCAACGAAACTCATGCGGTTGAGGATTGGTATATTGATGCTTGTGGTGGCGCGACGGTGACGACGATGCGATGGCGTCAGTATAATGAGAACACACCCGCGAGTGCGTTGAACGGGACGGCACAGGTTCTTATCGAGTATTGGCCAGTGAGCAAGAACAACAGCAAAATATTTAATCACACTTATGGGTCAGCGAATTTCTTTGAGGTTTGTCTGAGTCCTGCGAATCTTAATTTCAGCGCTGATGTGTATCTTCAGAACACGGTGGCGGGTGCGTTTACTCATCGTTTTTATGTGCAGAATGGGAGTTTCAATAATGTCACGACGAACTACACGATCTTTAATTTCAACAATCAAACGGGTTTGAGTGACATGAAGATCACGACGCGTTTGGAAGATGATTATAGTTATTTGGAGAATGTCCTGGTTTATCTTCAGCGTCAGTATATCGGTGAGGGTGTTTGGCGGACTGTTCAGATGGATCGGAGTGGTGATTATGGTTTGTTGTTCTTTAATATCTTAGAGCAAAATACTGATTATCGGCTTATTTACTATGATGTGGTTAATAATTTGTTGCATCAAACGACGAGCATGAAGTTCGTATGTGGGAGTGGAGTGTGTGATTTGACGCAGCTCCTTGGGGATTATGAAGTGACGACGACGAGTGATCAGGTGACTGCGGTCGTGAGTTTTGATAATGCGACGCGGGTGATTACGGTGGACTGGTCTGGCCCGCCTGCTGAGTCGCACACGGTAGAGCTGGCCGCGATTAAGGAGACGGTGACGGGGCCGCTTACTTTGTGTAGTGGGATTCAGGTGGGGGCGAGCGGGACGTTTTCGTGTAATGCGAGCGGCGTGAGTGGTCAGGTGTTCGTGACTGCTGACGTTGATGGTACTGACTCGGCGGCTGCTGAGTGGGTTGATACGCGGACGACGCAGCTCGGGGATAATCTGAGCCGTGCAGAGTCGAGCCTCTGGAGTTTTGGTATTGGTTCGACGATTGTGATGATTGGCGTTTTTAGTCCTGTGGGTGCGTTGATCGCGCTCGTGATTGGCTTGATTATTATTTTCTTCTTGGGTATCTTGACGCCGTTATCGATGACTGCTTTGATTCTCGCGGCGGTTGTGGGTATCGCGATTAGTTTGAAGGTGAAAACATGAGGAAGACGGTTCTCCTCGGCGTGGCGGGTGTCGGGTTCGTGTGGTTCGTGATTGGCTGGATTAAGGCTCATGGGTTCCTCGATTTTGTGAGTTTGGTCTTTATTATTGCTGTTGTGATGTTTTTAAGTTTGTTCACTTTCGTTTTGGTGCGGGGTGAGGCCCATGGCTGAAGCTACGCCGCGAAAGTATGTTTATGGGATTATTTTGTTTACGCTCGTGGTCGTGTCAGGTATCAGCTTTATGAGTATTTTCGGCGCTGATAATCCTGCTATGCTGACGGATAAGTATGGTGAGTTTAATGAGAGCATGAATCAGCTTTCTTCTGTGACTGATCAGGTGGGGAGCTTAGAGAGTGGGATTCGTGACGCTTCGACTGATTTCGGCGCTTTTGGCGTGTTGAACGCGTTGATTAGTAGCGCTTGGCAAACGCTGAAGCTTCTCGGGAGCAGTCTCGGCTTTATGAGTTTGGCTTATAGTGCGATGAGTAGCGTGTTCGGGGTTCCTGCGTGGATTCCTGGTTTGATCGCTTTGCTCGTGATTTCGATGATCGTTTTTACTATTTACTCGGCAATTTTCCAAACGGAGTTATAAAAATGTGGAATATGACAATTTTAACAACTGACCCGACGGTCGCGTCTGTCTTCACGGCAGCGAATAGCTTCGCGAATAATAGTTTGTTCGGTTTCTTAAGTTTGGCGTTGTTCTTTATCTTGCTTATGTCTCTGAAGAAGTGGGAGTTCAGTAGTGCGCTCTTAACGGCTGGATGGGTGAGTTTCGTGTTAAGTGCTATCTTGGCATATGGTGGGTGGTTGAATATTATTTTCCCGTTGGGTTACTTGGCGATTGCTGGCTTCGCGACGCTTTATGTGGTTACGGTTGAGTGAGCCTATGAAAACTTTAAATAGTTCTACGTCCTGAAAGGCTCTAGGATCAAGGCTCAAAGCCGTTGATCGGAGTGATATATATGGAAGTTGGCGGTCTTTACCAGTTCGTTCTTCTGTTGGTGCTTGTTGGCATGATCTTGGGTGTGGGTATTCTCGTCCTTGACAAGTTCGCACAGTCCAGCGGTGTGACAGCTACAGCAGCAACAAGCCTTAACAACACGCGCGACGCGATCGCAGAAATCAGCACGAGCTGGCTTCCGCTTATCGTTATCGTTGCAGTTCTCGCGATTATCTTGACCCTTGTGATCAGGAGTTTCGCGGGTGCAGGCCAACGCTGAGGGTAGCAAACACTAAAACCTTTTTTTTTCTTTATATTCTCTAATTCCAATAACTTTAAATAATTCAAGTTCCATCGGTTGCTCTGTGGTGATGATGGTAAAAGAAGATTTAACGCTGAAACAACGGGAAATACTGACGCAGCTCACTGACAAGGCTCAGAGTGTGCGACAGATTGCACACACTTGCAACGTAAGCCAGCAGGCGGTATATGCGCAGCTTAGAACCATCATAAAAAAGGGCTGGCTTAGAAAGGAATACAGAGCGAATTATGAGAAGGTTGAATGATGGTAGTGCAAAAGAAACGCACTAAACCGAAAAAGGTTCCCGAGGGTTCTATTTCTCAAAAAAAAGGTTCTCTTTGCCAGGGGGTAGAGACGGAATTAACACCCACTGAGACAGTAATATACACCTTATGGACTGATGAGGGTCTGACTCCTTTACAGATAGCTCTCCGACGGGGGAAGAGTGTCAGAAGCATCCATAAACATCTCCAAAATATACGTTTAAAAGGCTATGTTGAAAACATGGTTCTCAGGGTTCCAAAAAATGACCCCACTATGGAACCTTTTGCGCGAATTCGTCTTCATGGCCAGCATTTCGTGATTAAATTATTGAGCAAGCGTTCAGCCTATAATGAGATTCGCAGGCGTTCAAATATTCAATACGTTCACGATTGTACGATCAAACTCCATAAGGAGAGTATTGAAGTGATTGCGAGCAGTGGTTTGAGTTTCTTCGGTGAGAGTGCTGATCATGCGACGGCGAAGAGTATGAGTTTCTGGAATAAGGTTTTTCACAGGCTTGAGAGTCATCTCGGTGTCGTTCTCTTAAAGGCTCGGAGTCAGAATATCCGCAGTGTGAGCGCTCATTATGCGCGTATTCGTTGCGGTATGGCGCAGAAGGCTATCGACGCGGGCGATAGGGTGCGGGTTTATGGGAAGGACGATGGGAAGTTGTGGTTTACGATTGACAACAGCTTTGATTTATCTGAGAGTGAGACGGTGCATCCTGAGACTGCTCAGCGTGATATGGCTGATGTGGTTGAGCCTCATCTTAATGACTGGCGCGCTCATCCTGAGTTATGGCCTCAGAGTGAGCTTCAGCGTGGCGTCCAGACGTTGCTGAAGGGCCAGGCGGATGTTTTGGCGGCTATTCATGGTATTGCGGTGAGTCAGCAGGGATTAACTGAGGCGGTGACTGGTCTCGTGAAGGCTTTGACTCCTCCTGAGAAGGTTTTTGATCCTCTTGATCGTGATTTGACTGAATATCTCGGCTAAAAGGGGGGTTTTTCGTAACATTTATATATAGGTAGTCCTTTAATCGTTTAAAGAAACGGATAAGGTGATATAAATGATCAAGGACAACAAAATGAGTGAGAAGGTGGTGAGGTGTCGAGGTTGTGGAGCGGTTCACGAGTTGCCTGCGGGGTTCACGCCGATGAGTTGCCCCAAATGTAAGGGGGTGAAACAATGAACTCGCTAAGTGTTTCCGAACCAGTGAGAACAAAAAAGGAGCTTTTGAGTGCTTACGAACTCGTGGAGGATATTCTTTCAAAGAGTGAGCGCTCGCGTAATTGTGATAACTGGCTGATTTTCAAGTTTTTGCAGCGGTCAGGTCAGGACATCCGTGTCGAAAAGCATAATATGGGCTTCTCGATTGTTCACAGGATGCCTTTCGATAATTTTGGTAAGCAGCCGAGTAGGGAGACGATCACGCGGGTTCGTCGGATGATTCAGATGTCTGAGGGGCGTTTCTTGCCAACTGACATCGACGTGTTTGATAGGCGCTCGTCTCGTTCTAAAAGCTTTAAGCACTTTTTTAAGCGGGGTGTTGCGTGATGAGTTGCCTTTATCCGAAGACTCCAGCGTTTCGCGCGTATAATATTTTGTATAAGTGCGCGACGTGTAAGAAGATGTCAAACTCTTTAATGATTTGTTGCCCGAGTTGTGGCGCAAGATGGAGGACGTGAAAAAAATGGTATTTGGAAAGAAGAAGGAAACAGCAGCAGAGAAGAAGGCACGGCTTGAGAAGGAACTGGCCGCGACAGTGGCGGAAGTTGAGAAAGAACTTCCTCCGTTACCTGAAGCGCCGACGCCTGTCCAAGAGATGTCGAACGAACCGAAGGGAAATGGTAACAGTGTAAAGTCGTTGATTGAGGAGTTAGAGGCTAAGTTTGGCCAGGTGTTTCCTGAGTTAGGGCCTTCAGGTCATGCGGCGGTGGAGCGGATGCTCTTGATCGCGCTCATCGCAGAAGTGCGAGCGCTTAGAGAGGAGTCTAATATCCAATGAAAGTCGCGCTATACGCCCGTGTCTCGAAGGCTTTGGAGCAGAATCCTGAGAATCAGCTCCAGGCGCTTCGGGAGTGGGCGAAGCGAGCTGATGCGACTGTGATAGGTGAGTTTGTTGATGAGATTAGCAGTAAGGACACGAGGCCGCAGAAAGAGGCGGTTCTTGGCTTGTTGCGTACTCGTCAGGTTGATGGTGTGGCGTTCTATGCTCTTGATCGTTGGGGTCGTAACATGGCTGAGATCGTGCTGGAGCTTGAGGAGTTTGCGGTTCAGGGTTGGATGATGATGGCGCTGAAGGAACAGATTGATCTCTCAACGGCTGCGGGGAAGATGTTTGCGCATATATTGGCTGCGATGGCTAATTTTGAGCGTGAGCGTATTCGTGAGCGGACGATGCTTGGTTTGGCTCGTGCAAAGGCGCAGGGGAAGAAGTTTGGTCGGCCGCGCAAATGTAAAGAGTGTGGGCGTTTTGAGTCTGGAACGAAACGGCCTCTTTGTTCTTGTGTTAAAGGGGGGGGTGCAAACCCTTCCCTTATTTGCGAGGGGAAGAGTGGTGTTTAGAAATCGGTCGTTTTATCAGCGAGTTGATGAATTGTTTGCTAAAGCTAACAGGCGAATAGCCGTTCAGATTAAGGAGGGGTGAATGATGAATGAGAAAGTGGTATTATGTTAACGAATAAATTGCGAGGAGCGTATAAGCGGTTGTTGTTACAGCCTTTAAGGCTTTTGTGTAGTTGTGATGTTCCGTTAAAATATTGGTTTAGTAGTGTGGTGTTTCCTCATCCTGTGGGGATAGTGATTAATCCAGGAACACGATTCGGGCGTAACGTGTGGGTTTTTCAGAATGTGACTATTGGGAACACGCCAAAGCTCAAGAGGGAGTATGGGCGTGTTGGTTGTGTTATTGAGGATAACGTGATTATCTACGCGGGGGCGGTGATTATCGGCAGTGTGAAGATAGGACGCGATTCGTTCATAGGCGGTAACGCGGTGATCACTGAAGATATCCCTGAGGGAACGAAACAATACAATGAACATAGGAGGGTAAACGATGATTAAAGATATTAAGAGAAATTGGGTTAATCTGTTCGTTGTGTGTGGCTTTGGGTTTACGGCGGTATATGTGGTTTCTCAGCTTCAATGCTTTGAAGGCATGGTTTTAGGTCTACTCTGTATGATTATTGTTTCACAGTGGGCTATAAGTATGAAAACAGAGGATGAATAGTTATGGATTTGCGATATTGTAAGCGTTGTATTCAAATGACCAACCATAGACAAGGTGTAGCGTATAAGTATTGTATTCGTTATTATTGTCTTAAATGCGGAAAATGGAATAGAAAAGGTCAGTTTTTAACAGGTGATGGAAAATGAACAAAAAGCTTGGAATTGTAGCTTATATATTAACGATGTTGTTATGTGCTTATCTTACATTTTCATCTGGGCTTATTCTTTATATGCATGCTCTCGGGATGAAAATAATAGTTTTTCATCCTTCACTTCCTTTCACTGAAGATTATACAGGACAATTTACTGTTATTCCTCAAATAGTACAATTTAGTTATCTTTTATTGACTTGGGGATTTTTTGCCAAAGCTGGATGGAAGAAGATAAAGTCTAAGGGTGGTTTTTGAACAATGAACGATTGGCACAAGATATTTAAGGAATCAGGACTTAAAGAGATGATTGTAACAGATGGCACTACTGGAAAGGTCATCTATCATGCGAAGAAAACTGAGGGTTGATTGTTATGGAGAAAGGGTTTCAAGGTGATACGGTTGGGGATTTTGTTCCTGTAAAAGATAGCCTTGAGTTATTGTTACCACTTGAAACCCCTCCAAAATTAGGTGATTAATTATGACACATCATTGGTATTGTGGACATTATAGTAAATGTTCCTTAAAAGGATGTATATTATGCAAACGATTAAAAACAAAAGGTTAGTTTTTAACTGGAGGAACGGAAATGAAGGTTTTGAACTTGTATGTAGGGATTGGCGGTAATCGTAAGCTATGGCCTAAAGAGTGTGAGGTCACGGCAGTTGAGAATGTGCTACTGTGAAAAATGGTCTGTAATTAATAAAATGGAAACTTGTGAATTATTTAGTGGAACGAGAAGCTTTTCTAAAGTAGCGGAAGCGCAAGGGCATTTGACTTTTTGTGTTGAATATGATAAGCAATTCACAGCGAATTTATACGCTGATATTCTCACAGTTAAAAGAAAGGATTTGCCTAAGAAGATAGACGTTCTCTGGGCTTCTCCACCTTGTCAGGCGTTTAGTGTTGCGAGTATAGGATCTTCATGGTGTGGATCTTATTGTCCTAAGCGTGTTGCTTCTGCGCTTGGTATGGCGTACGTGCTGAAGAGCCTTGAACTCATTAAGGAGATACAGAAGACGAATCCTGACCTTATTTGGTTTATTGAGAATCCACGTGGTGTATTGCGGAAAATGGCGTTCATGGAAGGCTTGCATCGTAAGACGGTGACGTATTGTCAGTATGGTGATAATCGAATGAAGCCAACAGATATATGGACAAACTTAGAGGGTTGGAATCCTCGTGTTATGTGTAAAAATGGAATGCCATGTCATATAGCAGCACCAAGAGGAGCAAAGACAGGCACTCAAGGATTAAAAGGGAGTGTGGATCGATCCAGGATCCCACCAGAGTTGTTTGAAGAAATATTCAAAGAAATTACGGGTGTCTAATTTGAAGTGTGATGGATGTAAGAAGGATTTTCCTCAGTTGTGGAATTTTGAAGTTATGAAGCTTTGTGATAATTGTCTTTCTCCCTTTGGGAAAAACGGCTGTTTGAATAAAAATGGTCACTTTTTAACAAAATGATGGAGATGATACAAAATGATGAAGAAATTTAAGGGTTTGAAGAGTTTGGCGACAAAGTTACATTCTTGGTTTCATTTATCTTTAGATGGGAAGAAACCAAAGCATAAAGCTGATTATTACGACGTTGCTTTTGCTCATTTTGAAAAGCGTTGTGAATCAATAGAGAAGAAAATTGATAAGCTTTCAAAGCGACAGCAGAAACGCGCTCCAAGTGCTTTTAATGTGTTCATGGGCAAGCGAATGAGTGAGGGCACAACGATGCAAGAGGCAGCAAAGGAATGGAAAGAAAAGGTCTAAGGGTGAATAATTTGAAAGTCTTGAATTTGTATGCAGGGATTGGTGGCAATCGTAAGCTATGGCCTAAAGAGTGTGAGGTTACGGCTGTTTGTTATCTGAGAAGGATTTAAAGGTGAAGCAGAGTACAAAGAGGGGGGGGTTGTAGTTTATGAAACAGATGTATAATTTTCAGGATCCTGAAGCGCTTGATTGTTTTGCTCTTGATCGGGCGTTCGATTTGAAACCTGTTTAATTTTTTCCTTTATGGAAGGTTTTCTTTATTCGTTCCCACATGGTTGTTTTTGCTTCGACTATTTCGTTTGCTGTTGCTTGTTTGATTATGGTGATTGTGGTGTCGTCGATTAGTGCGCGCGCTCCTTTGACTGTGCTTCCTGTGATGTTTGCCATTTTCTTGATCCAGCTTTTTTTGTTGATCGCGTCGAGTGTTCCGCCTGCGAGTTGTTGGAAGAGGTGCGCGTTTCTTTGTATCCTAAAGTATTGTTTTACGGTGACTTCAGCGTTCCAATAAAAACTATTGTCGTTTGGGCTGATGTAGGTGTCAGGTTGTTGTTTGAGTTTGCCGAGTATGAAGAGGCGGAGCTGGTTCTCTGCTTTCCTGGCTTGTCCTGGTGGGGTTTTGATTTCTAGTTTTATCTTCATGGTTTCACCTTTCTGAGGTGCCAGTGGAGTCGTGTTTTCTTGAAGCGGTTGATCGCGCAGTTAATTGATCCTGTCATTATGTGGTAGCCGAAGAAGATAAACGATCCTGTGTAGAGGAGTAGTTTGTTGTTGAAGTCTTCCACGACTGTTGGGATGCTGAGTCCTATGAGTATGGCATAGGCTCCGCCGCCTGCGATTCCTATCCATAGGAGTCCGCTGATGGTATAGAGTATGCTGGCTTTCTTGTGTGGTTCCATTGTATTCCTCCGCCGCTGATGCGGCATTGTTCTATATACTCTTCATAGTCTGCTCTGATGTCTGCTTCTATTGTGAGTTGTTCGTTCCATGTGTAGAGTAGTGCGAAGAGTGCGAGTAGTAGGACTGCGTACATGATCCAGTCGCGTCTGATGTTTGCGATGATCGCGTGTTCTTTTTCTTTCTTTAGTGGGGTGTGTGCGGTGGTCATTTTAAGTTAATATATAATGTGATAGTGTGATAGTAATAGTTCTATATGCGGGTATATGCCTCTGTGGGTATGTATATGTTCACTATCATTTTTTTCCCTGGCTTAACTGAACTCTTTTAAGTCATTGTATGCTCGGAGTTTGCGAAAGTACGTCGCGCTACTCATCCCCATGATCTGAATCTTCAGGGGGTGGCTGACTTCGGTTTTTAGCTCTTGAAGCCTGCTGAACAGCTCTGTCTCGATTTCTTTTTTCTTAGCGGCATCGTCCGCTTTTTTCTCGCGTGCGATGAGACTGTGCTTCTTATTTTTCTTATATTCTTTCTCGTCTACTGTGTAGTGGTTGGTGAAGCGCCCAATAAAGTTCGGCTTTGGTTTGTAGTAGGAATAGAATTTTTTCCCCTGGATGTAGAGGTCTTTTTTCCTGTCGGTGTTGTAGAACGCGAAGAATCCGCGTTGAAAGTTCTTTCCTGTGTAAACGTGAAAGAGTCCTCGACTTCTCCAGAGTGCGACGTATTTGTCCAGGTCGAAGAAGCACGGCATCACCACAAAGACAAAGAGGTTCCGCTGTCTGATCTCGGCGAGCATACTGATGAGCGTCCTGTTTATCAGGCTCATCGTGGCGCGGCTGCTGAGTCCTGTGTATGCCTCGTCATAGATGACGGCTGTGTATTTGTCGCTGTTTGTGATGGCTTTCCTGAACTCTTGCGGGGTGAAGACGACGCGCGTGTTGGTGAGTGTTGGGTCGCAATAATAGGCGAGTTGTTGCGCGAGGACGCTCTTCCCACTGCCTTCACTGCCGTCAACGCAGAACACCATATCCCAATCTTTTTTAATAGTCTTTGTCGCTGTGTCGAGTGCTGCTTTAAGGAAGCCATCAATATAAAAATCTTGATTTGTAACCTTCATTTTTTCTTTTCCCTTTCTTTTTCGTCTTGGAAGGCGAGCCACTCGGCGGCGGTCATTTTTGTTCTGTAATGTTTCTTTCCCATTATTTCAGCGCGTTCATTGCGTCCTCTACCATTTTGTTTTGTAGTCCTGCGCTTTTCAGGATCTTCCTGAGTTCTATTTCGAGATCGTGAAGGTTTTGGTAGAGTTCGCTGTCGATCGTGGCAGTTAATCCTCTGTTTTTGTTTTCTACCCAGGTCGTGACTTCGGGGTGTATTGCTTTAATGTTTTTCTCGAAGGTTTCGAGTTCTCCTTTTTTCATTTCGGTGCTGAGTTCGCGTTCTATTGCGAGGAGGCTGTGAAACCATTGGTATGCGTCGAGGCTCATCGCGGCTTCGTCTGCGATGTAGAATAAGGCGTTCATGCGGTTGAGATAACTCACGGCCATGTTAAATTCTGACTGTGATCGTTCATCCATGTGTCTCTGTTTGGTTGTTGAATTATTTAAAGTTTTCGTAATAGGGAAATTTTATATATTTCAATGTTTTAAGTGTGTATATATGGGTCGAACTACACGGAGCGCGTCACGTTCAAGCAGTTCAAGCGGTTCGGGTAGTAGTGGCGCGGCTCGTCTCAGGGCTGCTCGTGATAGAGCGCGAAGTTCTTCAGGTTCTTCAGGTTCTTCTCTTGCTGGTTATACCAGCGCAATCGCAGAATCAGGAATCACGAGTTCTGAGTGGTCGAGTATGAACGCGGCGAGTAGGGCCGCAGTTCAGCAGGCGGCTGCTTCGGGTAGTTTACGTTCAACAGGTTCTGGTCAGTCGGGGGCGGTGGTTCAGCAGCCAACAGCGCAGAGCATCACGATCGTGAACCGTCAGGGCGATCCGATGAGTAAGTACACGGCTGTGACTGAGCGGTTCTCTGTGCAGAATCAAGCACAGGCACAGGTTCGGGGCGTGGCGGGGCCTGGTTCTTATGAAAAGCGTACGCTGTATAAAGAAGATGTGAGAAAGAATTATTATGATTTTGGGAGTGGAAAGGAAGTTCCTATTGTGCGCGAGCTGGAGGGTCGAGAAACGTCCACTCCTTTCCAGTCGAGTATGATTGAGCTTTCTGTGGGTATGGGGCCGCGAGTAGAGGCTCAGGTTATTGAACAAAAGGATTCGAGTTTCTTCGGTGCTGGTCACAGGGTTACTGAGACGAATGTTATTCCAGGGACGAAAGCGCAAGCGCAGCTTTTAACAAAAAACGAGGATCAGCCTTTTGGTTCGGCGAGTCCTGTCGGGTTTACGATTACTGAAACGGTGTCGATTCCTTCCCGCTTGGATCAGAAGCTTGCGCCGAAGGTTGGCGGGACGTTTATTGGTGGTGTGGCGAAGGTTGCGGGTGAGAGAGGGACGCAGCTCGTGGTTTGGGCGGAGCCAAAAATTCAGAGTTCATGGAATAAATTTGGGGGTTTTAAAGCTGAAGGCGATACTAATCGCGCTCGGCTTGCGATCAATGAAGGACGATTTTATAAGCAGATTGCTGGTGTGGGTGGTTTCTTGCAGGGTTTTGGAGAAACAACTTATAAGGCGCCGAGTAAGATTATTACAGGCGGCCTTATTGGTGGTGGGTATGTGCTTTTGACAAGAGGAGCGGGCGCTGGCGCTGGAGCAATCACAGGAAAAGGTTTTTTCGCTGCTGCCAGCCGACAAACGCTTATTCGCACGAGTCAGCTCGCAACAGTGACGGGAGTGGCCGCGACGGGTATTTATGCCGCTGATGTGGGTGTCCGATTTAGTGCTGCTGATGGTTCTGCTGCTCGTGGTCGAGTGTTGGGAGCTGAAGCACCTGGTTTAATGGGTGTGTTTGCTGGTGGGAAGAGTGTCGGGACGGTGATTACTGGCGTTCAGCAGGGTCGCGCGGTTTTCCTGGCGCGCGGGGCTTTAGGTAAGCCTTTGACTGAGATTGGTGTGGAGCGTTTGGGTCGTGCGGCGGATGGTGTTGGCGGTGAAGTGATGGTGACGGGCCGTTCATTAAAGGGTGTTGAGGTTCGGAGTGGTGCAGTGAGTGATCAGTTTGGCATCAGGGGCATGACTGAACAGCAGCCGATCCTCGGAAAGGAACAATCGTTTCCGTTAGGTGAAGCGCCGAAAGTAGCAGATTATTATGAAGCTACTGGCTCGGGTGTTGTGGGTCGTGGTAGTGGTGGCGGTCAAGTGATTGAGCCGATTGATGTGACGAGAGTCGTGACTGGTGGCGTGGCTACCAGGGCGGGTTCTCCGCGTGTTTCTTCTTATAATTATCCTGAACTCAATACAGGAGAGACGGGGATTACAGGGACGATGAGCGGCGAGGCGAAGCTTTATTTCAGTCCTGTGAAGGGTGGCGTGGTGCGTTCAACTACGGGGACGGGTATCGCTGCCGATACACCTTTTTATCGTGATTTTCAGAGTGATCTCGCGTTTAGGCGTATGATTGCGGGTGTGGAAGTTATTGAGATGAGTCCGCCACAGCGCGCGCCTGGGTTGCGTTCGCTTCCAGGTGGGAGTGAGCCGTCTGTGGCGCGTTCTGTTGAGCCTTCGCTCTTCCAGGGTGGTGAGACTATTGTTTCACGAGCGCGTCCTTCAGCGGGGAATATGGGCGGTTTGGCAAAGGGAAAGCCTGATCTCCCTGGTTATGAGTTTACGACAGGCGGGCAACGAATGAAACTTCTCTTTGAAGATTTATCGACGCAAACGCGAGAACCAGGTGGTCGTGGACGAATGGGTGAAGGTGGGCCTTTTATCGTTGAAGGAATCAATATTGAAGGGATGGGCCGTTCGCGTTGGGGCGGTGATTTTGGTATTGGTCGCGGGACAGGTGTCAGCGTGATCGGTAGCGTTTCCCAGAGTCGTGGTCAGTCGGGTGCTGCTTTTGGTTTTGGTTCGGTGGTTGGTGGGAAGACGATTGACATGACTGGATTAAATTTTATCGCTGGCGGTCAGCAGGTGCAGGCTTCTTCTTTGCGTTCTTTGACTGATCAACGTCCTGACACTCGTCAGGTGACTGACCAGGTGACTGATCAAAACTTTATCATTGATCCGATTACGAAAATAGACAAAGGGGTTGATGATTGGCCTGATTGGGAGCTTCCAGAGCCTCCACCCCCAGAGGTTCCGTTTGGTGGTGGTTTCGCGTTGCCTTTTGGTGGTGGTCGTCAGGCTCGCGGTCGTGGTCGTGCGCCGAGGACGAGATTCAAAACAGGTTATAATCCTAGTCTTGCTGCTGAGGTTTTCAAGATCAAGGGGACGAAAGCACAAGGGCGCAGGGCTGCGCGTACGGGGATCGGTGTGAGGCCAATAATATAAATGGGTGATTGTGATGGGATTATGGAAAAAAGGAAAGGCAAAATATGCAAAGGCTCAAGCTGCTTTTAAGGATTTCGAGGATAAGCAGCAAAAACGACAGATGGCTAATGTGAAAGTTCAGCAGGAACGATGGACGAAAAAAGCCGCGCTTGAGAAGGAGCGGCGAAAGCTCGATAAGCTGAAGGCTCAAGCGCGTCCGCCACAAAGAAAGCCAGTATCACATGGTTCCCAGGGTGGGATTCAGATGGATCCTTTTGGTGGTGTAGGTATGGGTGGCGGTTTTGGTATTGCGCCGCCGAGAAAAAAGAATAATCGGAGGCCGCCGAGTATCTTCGATGGATTATGATGGGGGTAAAACTATGAATGATTATGACGAGCTTGGTGATTATGAGCTTTCACAGTATGAAGACGACGATTAGAAACATTTAAATATTTAAACTTTTATTTCTTGTTTTTAGATGGAGCAACAACAGCAACAAGAACCGCAGCCAGTCCGATCTTCTCCTTATGCTTCTCCGATGCATAACTTCGCAGGTAGTATTATTCTCTTAACTAATCCTGATCAAGAGCTTCATAAGTTGGAGCTGACGTTCAGGAATATCGTTCTCGATAAGAAAGGCAATCCAACACAGGTCGGGACGCCGTTAATGAATGATGAGGGTGTGCGAAGCGTGATTGGTCAGGTGCAGTCTATCGTGAGTCAGGTGACGGTGATGAGTAATCTGGATGATGAGGTGAGGGATAGTTTGCGGGATTTCTTGGCTGATACGATTGCTAAAGATCTCATGTTGAATCGTGCGAAGTATCAGATCGAGAACGCGAGCGCGCGGGATAGGATTTTTATGGAAGCGATCGCGATGGCCATCATCACAATGAACAGGGCGGCGAATGAGGGTGAGCGTAAGTTTTGGAAGGGTAGCCAGCAGGAGATTATCACACACGGCAATATGCCAGGCGGTGCGAAGGGTGGCCTCTTGACGCGAGCGCTCGGATGGGGTGGTAAATAATGGATCTTGCTGTTTATGGTGCTGGTGCGCTCAATATCTTACTTATTGGTTTCTTGTTGATTATCATCACGGCGCTCATCGCGTTCGCGGTGTTTTTGTGGCAGCGTCATAAGCGTTTTGGTCAGTTCACGGCTATCATATGGTTTCGTGATGGGTTTGGTCAGCTTCAGCAAACCCATGACACGGGTGGGGTTTTTGTTGATAAGAAGACGGCGAATAAGCGTTTGTTCTTGCGACGGAATAATGTCGGGTTGTCTCCTGATAATATTCCTTTTTTGACGGGGCCGAAAGGGAAACGGTATGTTTATCTTTATCAGCGTGGTTTAAAGAATTTTCTTTATCTCCGTCCGAACGTGCGGGCTGAAGGCGTGAGTATTGAGGTCGGTGAGGAGGATGTGAATTGGGCTATTAATGCTTATGAGCGTCAGAAGAAGCTTTTCGCGTCGAATATGTTGCTCCAATATATGCCTTTTATCGCGTTAGCTTTCGTTTCGATTATCATCCTGATTATATTCATTTATTTCTTTAAGGACTTTAAGGTTCTTGCTGAAGTGGCTGAAGCTTTGAAGGGTGCGGCGCAAGCGTTCGCGCAGGCGCAGGCGGGGACGGCTATCATCCCCTCTTAGAAACGGAAATTTTATATATTTCAACGTTTCAAGAGCGTCATATGGTGCTGGCGAGGTTCGGGTTTCTCTTATTCTTCACCCTCCTTTTATGCGTTTCTGTCCTCGCTGCGCCGCCTTTTCAATCCAGTGAAGCCGCTGCTGCTGATGAGTTTACTGTGATCTACCCGAAAATGGAAGCTTATGAGGCGGGCGTAAATGCGACGATTCACGCTCACGTCTTTGATAATAAAGGTTTGCCTGTTAATGATACGACGACGAGCTGTGAGTTTCATCTCTACGATCAGATTAATAAGCACGTCATGGCGGTGACGATGGCGTGGGACGTGACGGAGTGGGAAGTGGATATTAATGCTTCGGTGATGTCGCGGGTCGGGACGCACCCGTATATTATTTATTGTGATAATGGGACGATGGGCGGTTATGCGTCTACGTCTTTCTTGGTGACGACTGACGGCCGAAATGAGGAGGTCAGTTTCCAGTGGATTCTCCTCGCGTTCTTGCCGATTCTCTTCGGTTTCCTGGTTGTGTTTGGTGCGCGGTTGTTTGATGCGGTTGAGCATTGGGTTCTTCATGTGGCTGCTTATCTCCTCGCGCTCGTTTCGACGTTTGCGAGTGCGTGGTGGGCTGGCTTGGCGGTGATTAAGTTCGCTGAGTGGGGTGTGATGCAGAACGCTAT